AGGGCAGCCAAGACCAAAAAACTGACGGGCAAAGACGCTGGGACGACCCAGGCAGCGTCGAAGCCCGCGACCGAGCCCGCTACCCACCGTTCGAAGCCTGGGGACGACCGTAAGATCGTCGTGCTGGCCGAGAAGAACCCCAAGCGGCCCGGCACCGCTTCCTACAAGAGGTTCGCGCTCTACAAGAAGGCCGCCACTGTCGGAGAATACCTGGAGCTCGGTGGGAACCGGACCGACCTGAAGTGGGACCAGCAACGAAAGCACATCAAACTGACCAAGTAGAACAGTTAAGTCAAAATGAGGCACCGGGGACTTAGGTTCTCGGTGCCTTTCTTTAACTTTTAAACTAATTCTAGTCTGCCACGATGCTCTCCGCCATACTCGAAGTTGCATGTAGATTCGCAACCGACAACAAAAGGAGAGAACCATGGCACTCAGCACTCAGCAAGAAGCGATCGTCGCGGCAGTCACGCAGGCTTTGCGCGCCGGCATCCGGACGGGGATCAATGTCGTGGCGCGGGCGGGCTGCGGCAAGACCTTCACGCTGGTAGAAGTGGCGAAGACGCTGGGTAGCGATCTCGCCGGGACGCGCGACGAGGTTCAGTTCGGAGCCTACAACAAGAAGATCGCCGACGAGATCAAGCTGAAGCTGGCGAAGGCCGGGCTGGATTCCCGCCAGATCGCTGCCGGCACGATCCACAGCCTCGGGTTCTCCGCATGGCGCCGGGTAGCGCGGGACGTCAGGGTCGACGAGAAGAAGGTCAACTATATCGTCGAAGCGCTGAAGGTGGAACTTGCGAACCGCGCGCTCACCGAGCAGTGCACCGCACTCCGCGAGAAGCTTCAGAAGAAGACCACTGCGTGTGCCACCTACGGCGGATTCGTGATCAAGGCCGTGTCCCTCGCCAAACAGCGCGCTTTCGGGTTCCTTTGCTCCTATGAGGACCTCAGCAAGTGGTATGAACTTTCCGACCACTTCGGTCTTGAGGAAGAGTTGGAAGAGGACGCGGTCGTGGATATGGACGAGCTCATGCGGCTGTGCATCCACGTCTACCGCGTGTCGCTCTCCCAGGACAAGGACATCATCGACTTCGACGACATGATTCTCGCGCCGATGGTTCACAACGCCAAGGTTTGGCCGAAGCGCGTGGTGCTCCTCGACGAGGCCCAGGACACGAACCCAGCTCGTCGCGCCCTAGCGCTCAAGGTTCTGGCTCCGAATGGTGTCCTGGTCGCGGTGGGCGACCCTGCGCAGGCCATCTACGGCTTCACCGGCGCGGATGCCGACAGCATGGACCTCATCAAGAGGCAGCTCAACAGTAGCGAACTTTCGCTGAACGTCACCTACCGCTGCCCCAAGAAGGTCGTGGCGCTGGCGCAGAACTGGGTTCCCGACATCACGGCGCACAGTGACAACGGGGATGGCGTGGTGGAGACGGTTGACGAAGACCAGTTCTGGAAGACGACCTTCTCTTCGCTCACCAAGCAGGATGCCGTCCTCTGCCGCAACACCAAGCCGTTGGTCGCGCTAGCCTACAACTTCCTGCGCAAGGGTGTCGCCTGTCGCGTTGAGGGCCGAGAGATCGGTAACGGCCTCATCAAGCTGGCCACACGCTGGAAGGTCAGCACACTGAATCAGGTCGTGTCTCGGCTGGAGACCTACAAGGAGCGCGAGTGCCAGAAGTGGCTGGCCAAAGGTATGGAACAGAAGTGCCAGGGTGTGGAGGATCAGGTAGAGACCCTGCTGCTCCTCATTGAGCGCTTGACGGGCGAGGGCAAGCGCCAGCTCACCGATCTGGTGGACTTCATACGCGGCCTGTTCGAGGACACCACCGGACCGCAGCAGGTTCTGACGCTGAGCACCGTGCACAAGAGCAAGGGTCGCGAATGGTCGCACGTCGTCCTGTGGGGCCGCAACGCCTTCATGCCCAGCAAGTACGCTCGGAAGGACTGGCAGGCGGACCAGGAGAAGAACCTGATGTACGTTGCCGTGACCCGCGCGATGTGCCGGCTGACCGAAGTCACTGTCGTCAAGTAGACCGCTTCGCGGCCTGCCTCTTCGCTAGTTTTGGAGGCAGGCCGCTTCTTTGTAGAAATGCTTTAAAAATTAAAATAGTTCTTGGTGAATCATAACTTCAAGAGTATTCTGGTTTTGCACCAAGTTGAAAGCCCAACACCGCGCCACTGAGCGCGACCCCTCTCCGCGCTAACCAAAGCGCACAACATCACCTGCGCCATGAGCGCACTCCACCACCACAAGGAGCAACAATGTCCGAAGCCACCGTCGCCGTCCGCACCGCCACCGCCGCCGAACTCAAGGAACTGGTGAAGGCCCCGCGCTACTTCATCGTCTTCGAGGACAAGAAGGTTAAGCCGCTTCCCTTCAGCATGCGCGATGTCGCGGAGGTTGAACTGGCGAAGTTGGAGGTTGCTGCTGACCTCGTCGAGTCCGCTGATCGCAAGACTCCTGCCGGAAAGATCCTGGCCAGCAGCATCCCCGGCAAGAAGCCCGTCAAGGACCTCCTCAAGGCAGCGCAGGAACGGGCCGCCAAGGCGGATCCGAAGGAGCGCATCGAACGTGCCAAAAAGATCGCCGGCAAGGGCGAGAAGGCCGTGAAGGAGCCCAAGGCGAAGAAGGAGGCCGCTGCGCCCAAGGAGAAGGCCGCCGACACCCGCAAGATCACCCTGCTCGTCACCGAGAACCCCAAGCGCGGTGAGAGCGCGGAGCGGTTCGAGCTCTACAAGAAGGCCAAGACCGTGGCCGACTACGTCGCGGCTGGCGGACGCAAAGCCGATATTGCCTGGGATGCCGCGCACGACTACATCAAGGTCGACTAGCCTCTCCCACCAACCCGAACCTGAGAACCGGCTTCGGCCGGTTTTCTTTTATCCGCAACTTCTCGCAGGAGTCACGAAATGTTCCGCCCCATGCTCGCCACGCAGCTTGAAAGCACCGCCACCCTCCGCTACCCTATCCTCGCCAGTGCGAAGCTCGATGGAGTCCGCGCGCTCATCATCGATGAAGGCAACGGACCGGTCGTCATGAGTCGCAACGGGAAGGCGATACCCAATCAGCACGTTCAGAAACTCTTCGCTCGGCCGGAGTTCGTCGGTCTGGATGGGGAGCTCATCGTCGGCGAGCCCACCGCTCCGGATGCCTACCGCAAGACGGTCAGTGGCGTCATGTCGGCGGATGGTGAACCACCTGTCACATACCATGTCTTCGACTGCGTAATTGACCGCGACGCACCGTTCAGCGCACGGTTGCTGCTCGCGAAGATGAAGATCAAGGGTGCTGCCAGCATCAAGCTTGTTCAGCACTACCAGGTCAAGACTGAGGAGGAACTTCTTCGCTACGAAGAGGTCTGCCTCGGCAAGGGCTTTGAGGGCGCGATGGTGCGCGATCCTAACGGTCCCTACAAGTTGGGGCGCAGCACGGTGAAGGAGGGTTGGTTGCTCAAGCTCAAACGGTTCTGCGACAGCGAGGCCGTCATCCTCGGCGCGGATCAGCTGCAACACAACACCAATGAGGCGCGGATGAACGCGCTGGGCCACACGGAGCGCAGCAGCCACAAGGCCGGCAAGGTTGGCGGTGGAGTGCTGGGCGCCATCCTCGTTGAGGACACCAAAACCCATGTCCAGTTCAACATCGGCGCTGGTTTTGACGCCAAGGAGCGCGAGGCCCTGTGGGCGATGCACCTCGAAGGGAAGCTGGTTAAGAAGATCGGCAAGTACAAGTTCTTCCCCACCGGGAATAAAGACAAGCCGCGTTTTCCAGTTTGGTGCGGTTTCCGCGATCCTCGCGATATTTCTTAAAATAAAGATTATTTCTCCTATAAAATTCCCGGTAATATTAAATTTCAAACGTTACTTCATCAGCGAACCTACTGCTGATGGTTCCTACAACTAAGTGCTGAGGAGCAGAGATGCCCGGAAAACCGAAGGACGAGTTCAAACTCCCGAAGACCCTCGCCGCATGCGCGGATCTTCTCTACCAAACCAAGGCCGCGCGCCTCCTGCTGGCGAAGCAGGTTGACGACCTCGCCAAGCGCGAGACGCTCCTCAAGGACCACCTGATCGACAACCTCCCCAAGGGCGACGCGAGCGGTATTGCCGGCAAGGTGGCACGGGTCAGCGTGGAGACGAAAGTCATCCCCAAGGTCGAGGACTGGGACAAGCTGCACACCTTCATCAAGAAGACGGGTGCGTGGGAGCTGCTGGGGCGCACGATCAGCGCGACGGCCGTGAAGGAAAGGTGGGAAGCGAAGAAGGTGGTCCCCGGCGTCGGGACCTTCAACGCTGTCACCGTGAGCTGCACGAAGGTGTAGCGCGCAAGAAGCATACCAACGTGGCGAGGGCATCGTGCTCTCGCCGCCTTTCTGTCACTCTGCCATCAAGGAGACAACATGGCACCCAAGAAGACGGCTCCCGCACCGGAGCCCATCCCCGAGCCGAAGAGCCGGGAACCCTACCTCAGCGTGCTTCGCTCGCTGGACGCTGCGATGGAAGGAACGGGCGGCGCGCCCCTCACCGCCGAGCAGATCTGCACCATGACCGTCGACGAGCTCTTTGAGCTCCTCGGCCCCAACGACATCCGCTTCGCGATCAGCGAAGCCTAAGAAAGGAGGACAGCATGGCTGGTCCGAAGAAGGCCGCTCCCAAGATGAGCGTCAACAAGTGGGACGAAGACCTCGCGAGGTTCGCCCAGGAATCCGTCGCCACGGAAGAGTCCGTCGGCATCGGCGGCAACATGGTCTCCGTCAAGGGCGGACGCCTCAGCTACAACGGTGGCGAGGTCCCCGGCAACAAGATGAACGTTATCATCATCGACTACGTTCTCGGCAATGCCTACTACGACGAGCCCTTCGACGTCGACAACCCGAGCAGCCCCGTCTGCTTCGCGTTCGGTCGCGACGACAAGCAGATGGCGCCGCACGAGAAGTCCGCCATCCCGCAGCACCACAGCTGCAAGGGCTGCCCCATGAACGAGTTCGGCAGCGCCGACCGTGGGAAGGGCAAGGCCTGCGCCAATACCCGGCGTCTCGCCCTGATCACCGAGGACATGTTGGAGGACATGGAGAGCGCCCAGGTGGCGTTCCTCAAGGTGTCCGTCACCAGCGTGAAGGCGTGGGCGGGCTACGTCCAGCAGCTGAGCCAGGTCCTCAAGCGGCCTCCCTTCGCCGTCGTCACCGAGATCAGTGTGGTCCCGGACGCGAAGACCCAGTTCAAGATGCAGTTCAAGCTCGTCAGCCCGATCGACGACGGCGACTCCCTCGCCGCGCTCATGCAGAAGAACAAGGAAGTCAAGGAGATCATCGAGTTCCCCTACGCTCCTCCGGCGGAGAAGGAAGAGGAACCGCCCAAGAAGAACGCCAAGTTCGCCGGGAAAGCTGCTGTTCCCAAAGTCGCCCCCAAGGGCCGGAGGTAAGTCATGGCACGCGCATACACCGTCACTGAGAAGGATGGAACCGTTCTGGCCTGGGCAGCGACCCAGGGTGATGCGGTCGCCAAGAAGAAGGAGCTCGGCGCCAAGTCCTGGCAGCTGTGCGAGGTCCCCACCTCCCCGAAGGAGGACTTCATGGAATTCCTCAACCTGAACGTCGTCGGCAAGCCCGTCAAGATGCCGTAGCACCATCGCTGGCGAGTGTCTGCGTTCGGCGTGGATAACTCTGCGTCAGGGAACCCAGGCGACATCAGTACTGACGACCTGCGAGAAGCGGAGAAGAACGTCATCCTGGGGCCAGCTATTTCTTTTCTCAACCTGAAGCAGTGTTCTGCTTCCCACCAACACAAGGAGGCCATCATGGCCAAACTCACTCCCGCCGAAGCCGCTGCCGAATTCAAGCGGCTGAACCTCGACCTCAAGAAGCTCAACAAGGACATCGCCCTCGCCCAGAAGAACGACGAGAAGGCAGCTGCCGTCGACACCAAGGAAATGGCCGCCCGCGCCAAGGTTCGCGCCAAGGGCCTCGCCGACCTGGACAAACAGAAGGTCGCGCTGGACAAGCAGATCGCGAAGGTCATGCCCTTCTAAGCGGTCATACGAATACCGTGGGGCAACGCGGTGAGGCTACGTTGTCCCACTTTTTCTTGTAACATTCTTTGGTGAGGCACTGATGGCAATTCCGAAAGTACACATCCTTGACTTTGAGACCGCCGGTATTCAGAACCGCCCGGTCTACCCACCTGTGCCGGTGGGCTTCTCCCTGAAGAGTCCTGGCGACCGGAAGAGCCGCTACTACGCCTGGGGACATCCGATTGCGAACAACTGCACCTTCCAGGAGGCACAGGCTGCCCTCAAGGGCGCATGGACCAGTGGCCTTCCCATCCTCATGCACAACGCCAAGTTCGACTATGACGTTGCGACCATCCATATGAAGATGCCGGCGCTCGACTGGCGACTGCTGCACGACACCCTCTACCTCCTTTTCCTCAGCGATCCCCACGCCATGACGCTGGCCTTGAAGCCGGCATCAACGCGCCTGCTGAACATGCCTCCCGAAGAACGCGACGTCGTGCGCGACTGGCTTGTCGATCACAAGATCGTCAAGAAGGTGGGAAAGGATTGGGGCGCGCACATCTGCGACGCTCCGGGCGACATCGTCGGTGCCTACGCTGACGGCGACGTGCTGCGCACCGAGAAGTTGTTCAAGCTGCTCTATCCGCAGATCCAAGAACGCGGCATGGTCTCGGCCTACGACCGGGAACGGCAGCTGATGCCGATCTTGCTGGAGAATGAGCGACAGGGTATTCGCGTCGATCTGAAGACGATGCGGTCTGACTTCAAGACCTACACCGAAGCCGTCGCCAAGACGGACGCATGGCTGCGGAAGCGACTGAAGACGAAGGACCTGAACGTCGACAGCGACAACGACCTCGCCGATGCCCTGGAGCGGGCCGGTGTGGTCACCCAGTGGGTCCTCACGGCCACTGGGCAGCGGAGCGTGGCAAAGAAGAACCTCACGCCCGATATGTTCGAGGACCAGAAGGTCGCCTCAGCGCTTGGCTACCGTAACCGGCTCTCGACCTGCCTGGGGACGTTCCTGGAGTCCTGGATAGCCACGGCGGAGGCCTCTGGCGGCATGATCTACACGAACTGGAACCAGGTTCGGCAGGCCGGAGACGGCTCCGGCTTCCGGGGCGCACGCACCGGACGACTGAGCAGCAACCCGAACTTTCAGAACATCCCAAAGATCTGGGATGACAAAGACGATGGCTACGTTCATCCCAAGCATCTCGACGTTCTAGAGCTGCCGGCCATGCGGAAGTACTTCCTCCCCGATAAGGGTGGTCTGTTCTGCCACCGGGACTACAACCAGCAGGAGCTGCGAATCCTAGCGCACTTCGAGGACGCTTCCCTGTGCCAGGCCTACCGCGAAGATCCTCTACTGGATGTGCATACCTTCGTCCAGAATCAGATCAGCACGCTGTTCGGTCTCCACCTTGAGCGCCGTGCGGTAAAGGTTCTTAACTTCGGAATGATCTACGGACTTGGGTTGGCGAAGCTTGCCATCGGCGTTCACACGTCAGTGGAGGAAGCGCGCCGGATCAAGGATGCGCAGATGAAGGCCATCCCTGGTCTCGCCAACCTCAACCGACAGATCAAGGAAATCGGGAAGAGTGGGCAGCCCATCGTCACGTGGGGTGGTCGACAGTATTACACCGAGCCTCCGCGCATCATCGACGGGCGGAAGCAGACTTTCGAATACAAGCTACTCAACTACCTTGTGCAGAGTTCGGCGGCAGATTGCACAAAGCAGGCGTTGATAAATTACGACGCGGCCAAGAAGGACGGACGCCTTCTCTCAACGGTGCACGACGAAATCAACCTCTCCGTGCCGAAGAGCGCAGTAAAGGGTGAGATGAAAATTCTGCGGGAGGCAATGGCCGACGTGGCCTTTGACGTTCCCATGATCAGCGACGGCAAGACCGGGCTCAACTGGGGTTGCCTTACCAAATTCAAGGATGAGGTGTAACGTGAAAAAGAAGACCGCTGCGCAGTTCGCGAAGGAAGACGCTGAGCGTCTCAAGCAGTTCCGTATCGAGCAGTCGATGCGCAACCACCGGCCCGGCACGCACCACGAATTGTCCGGCACCCATTACGTGGTGATGCCGAACGGATCGTGGCTGCGTGTCACGAAGAAGCCGCACGAGAAGAAGGAAGTCTTCCAGGCGCATCTCGAGGCCGCGCGCACGAAGTTCCCCCGCGCAAAGGTGGGTGCCTGATGCCTCCCAAGAAAGCCACGCCTGCCACCGTCGTCCCCACGACGAAGGTCGCTCCGAAGACGGCCACCAAAGTCGCGACGAAGCCCGCGCCCAAGACGGCCACGAAGGTCGCCACCAAGAAGGTGGCCGCACCCAAGGCACCGCTGCCACAGATCACCGCGTGGAGCTACTCCCGGTGGCGGGATTACGAGCAGTGCCCGGCCAAGGCCAAGTACAAGCACATCGACCGCATCAAGGAGCCCGGCTCCAAGGCGATGGATCGCGGCAGTGACATCCACAAGTCCGCCGAGAACTTCGTCCGTGGTGTCGCCAAGACGCTCTGTGCTGAGCTGAAGAACTTCGCCACGCACATCCGCAAGCTGAAGAAGGACAACGCCGAGGCAGAGGGCGAGTGGGCCTTCTCGGCGGGGTGGCGGTCCATGGTCAGCTGGTTCTCCGGCATGGCCTGGTGCCGCATCAAGATCGACGTCTCCGCGCTAAGCAAGGACAGGAAACGGTTCCGTGTGGTGGACTACAAGACCGGCCGCATCTATGATGACAATATCGAGCAGACCGAGCTCTACGCACTGGGAGCCTTCAAGAACCCGGCGCTGAACGAGATCGAAGCGGTGGACGTCGAGCTGTGGTACGTCGACCAACCCATCCAGATCGGCGTCAACCCTGTCGTCAAGACATTCCCCCGCACCGAAGAATCGGCGCTCGAAGCTCTGTGGGAAAAGCGCACGAAGGCCATGTTCATGGACCGCCGGTTCGCGCCTCGTCCGAACGACAAGTGCCGCTGGTGCTGGTTCCGAAAAGGCAACACCGAGTACCCCGGTGGACATGGACCCTGTCAGTTTTGAGGAGGCAAGATGGCAAAGATTCTTGAAGTACGCGACGTCGAGAATCCGGTAGTCCGGTGGTGGAAGAGCCTCGGACTACTGCCGTCTCGCAAGATGAACGGACTTGGCTACCGCGCGTGGCCGGACAGAATCTTCCCCATCCCCGGCGGGAGGCCTTTCTGGATCGAATTCAAGAAACCGGGCGCAGAGCCGACACCTCTGCAGGAAAACTTCCACAAGCTGATGCGCGAGCAAGGCTATGACATCGAGGTACACAGTGATAAAAAGGAAGCCATCGCCGCAATTCAGAAGCGCCTCGATGCCGTCGGCTATGATCGTAAAGCCCGAGGCTCAAAACTGGCGACCCCATGACTACCAAAAGAAGGCCGTAAAGTTCCTTCTTGAGCATGGGTCTGCTGGACTCTTCCTTGACCCAGGGCTGGGCAAAACGTCAATAACGCTCGCCGCCATCAAGCTGCTGAAGCGCGAGGGAATCCTCAACCGTGTCCTCATCGTCGCTCCCCTCCGCGTGTGCTACTCCGTGTGGCCGCGCGAGGTGGAGAAATGGGCCGACTTCGATCATCTGCGTGTCGAAGTTCTCCACGGGAGTGGGAAGGAGAAGGCACTCAAGCGGGACGCCGACGTCTACCTGATCAATCCTGAGGGCCTCGACTGGCTTTCCCGTGAGGGAAGGTTCAAGATCCTCAATCCGGACACGCTGGTCATCGACGAGAGCAGCCGGTTCAAGAACACCCAGACGCGCCGGTTCAAGGATCTCAAGCCCAATCTGGGGAAGTTCAAGCGCCGCTGGATTCTCACCGGCACGCCCGTCCCCAACGGCATGCTCGACCTCTTCGGCCAGATCTATATCTTGGACCAAGGCAACGCGCTCAGCCCGTTCATCACGCACTACAAGAACAAGTTCTTTGACCCTTACGGGTTTGGCGGCTATTCGTGGTCACTGAAGCCGGGTGCCGAGGAGCAGATCTACGAACTGGTGCGGCCGCTGACTCTGCGTCTGGAGGCTGGCGACTATCTGGAGCTGCCGGAGCTGGTAAACAGCACGGTGCGGATCGACCTTCCGGAGAGCGCGAGGAAGATCTACGACGACCTGGAAGACCTGCTCATCGCCACGATCACCGGCGATGAGGTTGTCACCGCCATGAGCGCTGCGGCCGCCAGCATGAAGTGCCGACAAGTCGCGAACGGTGGGTTGTATCGGCAGCTGGAGGACGCCCCGGTCCTGGACTCGGATAAGTGGGTAACAATCCACGATCAGAAGACAGAGGCCGTCCTGGAGCTTCTCGAGGAGATCGGTGGCAGCCCTGTCATCGTCACCTACGAGTTTCACCATGATCGCGAGCGCCTCCTCAAGGCCCTGGGAAAGAACACTCCCTTCATCGGCGGTGGGGTCGCTCCCAAGCGATCCAGAGAGATCGAGGCAGAGTGGAACGCCGGCAACCTACCCGTCCTCCTCGGGCAGCCGCAGTCAATCGCCCACGGTCTGAATCTTCAGGAATCCGGGTATCATTTCATCTGGCACAGCATGACCTGGAATTATGAGGACTATGATCAGTCAATCAAGCGTATCCTAAGGCAGGGTCAGCGAAGTAAGACAGTATTCAACCACCATATCATCGCCAGGGACACGGTGGACGAAGTCTTGCTCCGCGCCATGGGATTCAAGAAAAAGAACCAGAACAACTTCCTCGACGCCTTGAAAGAATACGCAAAAACAAAGTCTCGGCGGCGATAAATTTCACCTTACTGCGAACATATCGCGGTTATCATTTACTGGTGGCACGACATGAGCGATGAGGTTGTTTTCAAAGACGCGCACAGCCATGTCTGCATTCGTCTTTCAGTTGGTAAGCGACATACGGAGTTCATCGAGAATGATGGGCACGATGTCGACGTTCACAAGATGCCGAACGAGACGTTCGATCGGCTCTTCTCCCCGATGCTCTACGATGTAGGGCGCGCAACCAAGCGGTATCTGGACAACATTGGTTGCTTTCGCATAACCGGACGCGCCTTCGCGCGCCTCACAACCATCCTCAAGGAGGATTCCATGGCCGAAAAGAAGACTGCGCCCAAGACCGAGAAGACCGCTCCCAAGAAGGAAGCGCCCAAGAAGACCCCTGTGGCCCCTGTCAAGGGTCAGGTGGCTCCGAAGTCCGCTCCCGCCCCCAAGGCCGAACCCAAGGCGAAGGCCGCCCCCAAGAAGGAAGAGGCCGCCGAGAAGACCATCGGCCGGAAGCGTGACAACCAGAAGATCAAGCTGCTGTCCGCCACCAACCCCAAGCGCACCGGATCGGCCAGCTTCGACCGCTTCGAGCTCTACAAGACCTGCAAGACCACCGACGACTTCCTGGCCAAGGGTGGCCGGACCGGCGATCTGCGCTACGACGAAGCGGCAGGGTTCATCGAACTGAACTAGTCGCCGGCAACAACCAACCAGGATCCAACGCTGAGAGCGGCATTCGTGCCGCTCTCTTTGATGTAGGAGAATTCTCATGTTACGAATCTATATCCCGACTTTCGGGCGGTCCGAGGACCAGAAGACGTTCCATGAACTGCCTCCCAAGCTACACGCCAATACCACGTTGGTCGTTGACAGCCGGGAGAAGAAGCTGTACGCCAAATATCTGGAGGAAGGCGCGGGCGTGCTTGTCTGCCCGCCCTCCGTCAACACCATCGGGAAGGTGCGCCAGTACGTGATGGAACGCCATGCGGTGGAGGTACACGGCCCGAAGATAGTCATGCTCGACGACGACCTGGGGTTCTGCACCCGGCGGACGGATGACCCCGGCAAGTTCTTGGCGTCGACGCAAAAGGACATCGCGGCTCTCTTCGCCACACTCGAAAAGACGCTGGGGAAGTATGCCCACGCGGGCGTGTGCGCGCGGGAGGGCGGAAACCGCTTCGCCGAGAGCGGTCCCATCGTGGAGTGCACCCGGCTGCTCCGGCTGCTGGCTTACGACGTCGAGGTCTTCCGCCGCGAGAAGATCCGGTTCGACCGCATCATCATCATGGAGGACTTCGACGTCGCGCTCCAACTTCTCCGGAAAGGTTACAAGAACGCACTGCTCACCGGCTGGTGTCAGGGCCAGGGCAGTAGCAACGCGCCGGGTGGATGCTCCACCTACCGGACCATGGAGAAGCAGCGGGAAGGTGCCCTTGGCCTCGCCAAGTTGCACGAGCCCTTCGTCCGCGTCGTGGAGAAAACCACCAAGGGCGCGTGGAATGGGCAGACCCGGACCGACTGCACTGTGTATTGGAAGAAGGCATACGATTCTTCCCAGCGCGGTGCGAAATGATCAACCTCGAAAAGGAGTTGATCTATTTCATCAAGGAGCGGCATGCGGTCTACATGCGCAGGTTTCTTGAGCAACCCCGGCCCTGGACCAAGGACCCGCTCTTGCAGATGTATCGCTTCTGCAACATCTACCGAGAACTTGACGCGGTCACCGTGTGGATCGCCAATAACTGGCGGGACAAGCACAAGGACGACAAGGATGTGTGGTTCGCCATGTGCGTCGCCCGCTGGATCAACCTGCCGGAGACCTTGGAGGATCTGGGATACCCGAAGACCTGGAACCCGGAGAAGTTCCGCGCCACCATGGAACGGCGGAAGCGCAACCATCAGAAGCTGATCAACGGTGCGTATATGATCACCACCCACGGCGACAAGCAGCCGCTGCCGGAGTTTCTGACCGGCCTGTTCACCGTTCTGTGGAGTCGGCGTGCAGAACTGCGTCCTCGCACTGGGGACACTCTGAAAAGCTTCACCGAGCGGCTCGCGTCGGTCCACCACTTCGGCACGTTCATGGCCGCCCAGGTTACGGCTGACGTGAAGTATACGACCTGCCTGGCCGACGCCACGGACTGGTGGACATGGGCGGCGAGCGGCCCTGGTAGCAGGCGCGGACTCAACCGTGTCCTGGGTCGTCCCCTGAACGCGCCCTGGTCGGAAGAGGAGTGGCTCTTCGAACTGCAGAAGCTTCACGCCACTGTCAACAAGGTCATCGAGAAACTCGGCTATCCCCGTCTTCACGCTCAAGACCTTCAGTCGTGCAATTGTGAAATCGATAAATATTTACGTGCAAAGAATGGTGAAGGACGGCCAAAATCTCGATATCCTGGAGGTGCGGAGTATGGGCCAGCGAGACGCTAAAGACGGAGAAATGCGAATGCGTGGAGGGTATTTGCAGCGAAAGGTTGTCGCGCATGAAGAATTTGGAACTCGGTGGATAAGTGAGCATTACTACGTCTGGTGGAAATACCGGAAACTTCGCGTACCGCCGGGCCACATCCTCCACCATAAAGATGGTAATAAGCTCAATAACAAAGTAGGAAATTTGCGGGTAATGACTGCTGGTGCGCACACAACACTACATAAAACAGGACACGAGGTTACCGCATCTATGCGCGCACGAATATCCGCAGCGGCTGGCAGCATAAGCGACGAAACTCGCGCTAAGATGTCTACCGCGAAACTTGGTAAGAAGTTGAGCGCAGAAACACGCGCAAAGATGTCAGAATCTGGAAAGCGTAAGAAACTTATCGCCGAGCACCGCGCGAAAATAGGTAACGCAGTACGAGGAAAGAAGAGAAGTCCGGAGACCTGTGAACGCTGCCGTCAGGCCGCACTTAAACGCGCAGCAAAGAGGAGAGCACAATGCACGTAATTTCAGCTCGCAATGTAAATGGCGCATTTGCGCAGGGTCTTGAATACCTGCTGCATTTTGGCGAGGTGGAGGCCTCCCGCAACGGAAAGGTGCTGGTCGCCCCATCCGCCGTCACCACTGTCTACGAGCGCCCGTGGGAGCGCGTTCTTTTCTCACCTCTCCGCGATGCAAATCCAGTGTTCCATCTCATGGAAGCGCTGTGGATGCTGGGAGGTCGGAGAGACGTCGCCTTCCCAGCGCAGTTCAACAAGCGGTTCGTCGACTACAGCGATGACGGTGTGCTCTTCAACGCAGCCTACGGGTACCGTTGGCGGAGCTACTTCGACCGCGATCAGCTGGCGGACATCATCGGAGAGCTTCGTCGTAGTCCGGAGAGTCGGCGCTGCGTGCTGGGGATGTGGGATCCCTACGCGGATCTGGGCAGCAGCAGCCGGGACATTCCCTGCAATACGAACGTCTACTTCGATCGCCGGCATGGGAAATTGAACATGACCGTGTGCAACCGGAGCAACGACATCATCTGGGGAGCCTATGGCGCGAACGTCGTTCACATGTCGATGATGCAGGAATACATCGCATCCGCGCTGGACTGCCCCATGGGCGTCTATCGACAGGTAAGCAACAACTACCACGCCTATACCGATGTCTATCCGGTGACGAAGTTCCAGGAACTGGCCAACGACGCCCTAGCCAACGACGAATACTTCTTCGATCGTGACGGCATCTTCGAGGAACCGCACGGCAACTTCACCAACGCGGCCCGCTTCGACCGCTGGAATGCAGACCTGCTGAACTTCCTCAACGGCAACCTCAGACAGTGCACGGAGGAATTTTTTATTGGTACCGCTATTCCGATGTATACTGCCTGGGTCGCCCGCAAGCAGAAGCAGAGCAACGGACTTTCCATCGCGGAGAGCATTGTTGCGCCGGACTGGCGCATCGCTTGCGTTGACTGGATTCTCAGGAGAGAGAAATGAATATACAAGAGCGGCTCAACTTCCTCATTCGTGGGGGAGCAACCAAACGGTACCACACCGTTCAGACGCTGACGCAGGAAACCATCGCCGAACACAGCTTCTACGTCGCCATGTTTTGCCAGCTGATCGCGTTCCCCGGCGCTTCGCTGCTTCTCGCGGCGCTTTCCCATGACCTGGCCGAGTACAAGACCGGTGACATTCCCTCCCCCACCAAGCGGGCCTGCGCGATGGGCGACGCTGTGGAGGAGATGGAAGCGAAGCTTCTGAAGGAGCATGGCTTCAAGTTCCTTCTGAACGAATCCGAGCAGCGCATCCTGGTGATGGCGGACCGCATGTCCGGTATGCTGCGCTGCATCATCGAGCGTCGTCTCGGCAACGCCGGCATCGAATACGTCTACGTCAATTTCCGCGACTACGTTGCTGAGCTCAACCCCAACAAGGACGAGCTGGCCGTCTACGAAGAACTGAAGTCCCTTTGGGAGGAGGCATCCAAATGAGCGCCAACAACACACAAATCGGCGGTGATCACTACCAGTCCGGGTATCAGCACTGGGACTTCGTTCAGCGCACCCTGCAGGGCCGGTATCTGGAAGGCTGCATCGCCAAGTACGTCAGCCGGTGGCGGAAGAAGAACGGCTTGCAGGACCTGCAGAAGGCTTCCCACTACCTCACCAAGCTCATCGAGGAGTTCGGTGCGCGCCGGGTGGCACCGCTCGGTCTCAACGCGCTGGCGTTCGAGGACGCCCGTCTGTTCAATGCAGTGAACAAGCTGGGGACCTACGAAAGCACCATCATCACGTGCATCGCCACCTGGTCGGACGTACGAACACTCCTGAATGCGCAGACCGCGCTCAAGGAACTCACCGAAGATGCTGATCTGCACAAGGAGTGCCCAGCACCGAAGAAGCTGGGTGCCGGCGCACTGAAGGTCGCAATAAACATCGAAGACATTCCTGGAGTACAGAAAGTTCGTTCGGAAGCTGCCGAAGCAATCAAGATCAGCGAGCGTCTTGCCGTCGCCAACATGAAAGCTGACGTCGCCGACAAGAACTTTGGTATCGCTGCCGCTGAGTGCCATGAAGCCAAGATGGTCCTCAGTCGTATCCGCGAGGCCTTCGGGCTCCGCCCTGACGACGGAGCCTCGCTGGCTGAGTTCGCTGAGCTTCTCATGCGCTCGGACCGCTACTTCACCGAAAAGGCTGCTGCACTGGGAAATATGAACCACTCGCTCAACAAGCAGCTTCAGAAGCTGTCGGGTGAGAGCGCAAAGCTGGGTGGTCTGCTCAACAGCGAGCGCGACACCATCCGTCTGCTGCTGAAAACTCAGCGTGATCTCGTGGGAGAACACGACATGCTGCGCGCCGCGATGGAAGCACGGGAGAAGCAACCGCCCAAGAACGCCGAGGCCGAACGCCTGGAAGCCGAGGTGACCCGCCTCGCCACCGAACTTAACCGAGTTCGAGGCGAAAAGGAGTAACCATGAAAATACTCTACGTCAATTTCTGCCAGCACGCTCGAGCCACGGAGGTCGCAGCGATGGTAGTGGGGAAGTTGCTTCCGGACGTTATCGTAACGGTCGAAGAAGGCTTACTCTGGCGGAGAAGAATTAGCACTTTTGAACGGTTCAGCGACTGCGGCCAGTGCTACTGGGTGTGTCGCGAGAACGGACAAGAAGTCTTCGACGAGCAGCGAATTATGCTGTTCAATATTGTCTCTGAGAAAATATAGTTTTCTCGTGCAGTGCAAACAAGTAAACTAAAGTTCAACCGTAACACTCACCCATTGGGAGGTCTTATGCAAAGCAAGCCGGTTCCGGGCAGCTCGCCCAAGGACGAACCTGACTACGACAATTTCCTTCAGCGGATACAGGTCTGGTTCATGGACCGGCTTGCGCTAGGCGGTGGGCAGCTGTTCACCACCGATGCCGCTGACCTCTTCGACGCCTACCTCTCGGGCTTCGACGGCGAGGAGCGGCAGTATCATAACTGCCACGCCTGTCGCCAGTTCTTCGAGCGGTACGCGGGCCTGGTGGTCATCGATGACAACGGAGTCACCCACTCCGCGATCTTCAGCTCGCCCGACGCGCCGCCCGAGTACCTTCGCGCCGTGCGGGAAGTGATACGCGCCGTCACCGAGGCCCGCGTCACGGGCGTCTTCTACGCGAAGGAGGCGATCCTTGGTACTCCGCAAGCTGGCGGGTGGCGCCACTTCTTCGTCACCCAGGTTCGGCCGCATCTGGAGATCACCAAGACGGTGGGTCATCACATGGCCGAGAAGCTCGAGGACCACAAGAACGTGCTCCGGGCGCTCAACGAATTCAGCATCCCGAACCTGGAACAGGCCGTCCGTCTCCTGGACGCCGACCAGCTCTACCGTGCCGAGGCCCTTCTTGGTGGCGCAAAGTGGTTGCTCGCACAGGCACAGGTCCAGGCACAGGCGCAGACCCACCGTGGTCGTAGCATCTACAAGACCAACCTTCTGTGGCGCGCCATCACACTGGCTCCCGCAGGGTTCTGTCACCCGCGCGCCGGCATGCTGGGAACCCTGCTCGAAGATCTGCAGGAAGGTCTTCCGTTCGACGACGTCAAGCGCCGATTCGACGCCAAGATGCATCCGCTTCGCTACCAGCGGCCACAAGCGCCTCCCAGCGTCGGGACGGTTCAGCAGGCCGAGAAGCTCTTCGAACAGATGGGGCTGGCTCCGGCGCTCAAGCGTCGACTGGCCACCATGGAAGACCTGGAGTGCCTGTGGAAGAGCACCGAAGAACAGCCCGCCGGTACCGGCCTCTTTGGGCACCTCAAGACCAAGGGTGCGTCCTCCAGTGCTCCGGTCGTCGACACGCCCGTGATCACCATGACCTGGGAAAAGTTCCAACGCAAGGTTCTCCCGCTGGCGGAGAAGATCGAGTTCCATGTTCCTCCCACGAACGCAGGCTTCTGCCAGCTGGTCACGGCTGTGGACCCCAGCGCTCCGCCCATCGTTTATTGGGACGCGATGGCCCACCGCAACCCAGTGAGCTGGTACGTCTACGACAACGGCTCGCGTCCGACGCAGTTTGGGCTCACTGTCAACGCCTGGACGGTTGTGGAAGCTGTCACGCTTCAGCCGAACACGTGGGCTGGGAACTTCGGCCACACCGGCGAGGCCGTGATCTTCGCCCTGCGCGGCTGCCGCGACAAGGACTACATGTCCGCAGGGCTGGGTCTCTTCCCGTCCATCCTGCGTTCGGAGCTCCACGGTGTTCGTTCCGTGATCGAGGCCTTCAGCCGCGACGGGAAGATTCAGGACACGGAGTTCTCTGTCGCTGGCATCCGACTGTCGAAGGGTGAGAACTTCGGACGTCACGCCCGCTTCCGTGTTCTTTCTGGTGGTGCCTGGCAGGTCTACGATCTTGACAGGTGGGACTAGCTATGAAGATTCACGGCATCAACATTCCCGATCCGATGATTGTCATCGCCAATAGGGGTAGCCTTCCTGAGTTGCTTAACTGCCTTGTCAGCGGGCACCGATGGCCGTCAGGTAATTCGTGGCCGTCTCCATGGTCTCGCGTTGTCGGCGCCGACGGCTTGGTGGAGGTGACGTGCGCCCATTGCGGACGACATCTTGTGCAGCAACAACACGAAGTCTCCCCTGGTGGCGTGCGGTTTCACTATGAATAGGTTCTGGAGGTTCGTCGATTCTTCCCTGGGCCGCTCTCTTTGCAGGGGACTAGCCTGGCTTGGGAAACTCAGCACCGCAGCCTATATCCTGCATTGCGCCCTTGTCTTATTTCAGGAACACAAGCCTTGGGTCGCCTGTTTCGCATTCGTGTTTTCCGTCAGCGTGGCTGCTGAAGCCGCAATCACTTACGCCAAAGAACCGTAGACAAGGAGCAACGATGAAAGATGTCATGATCGATTTGCAAACTCTTGGAACTGGCCCGTCTGCCGCCATCATCGCGGTGGGCGCAGTCGTCTTCGCTCCAGAGACCGGAGAACTGGGCGAGACGTTCTACCACGTGGTGGACCTCGCCTCCAGCATGGGCGAGGGTGGTGTCGCCGGCGCTGCCACCATCCTGTGGTGGCTCGGGCAGTCGGACGAGGCGCGCAAGGCGCTGACCGATGCCGATACGCTTCCCATCGAGGATGTGCTCCTGGACTTCGACGACTACATCCAAGCCTTCGCGGGCGGCACCGACAAGGCCCGGATCTGGGGCAACGGCGCGTCGTTCGACAACGTGATTCTAAGCACTGCGTATGCGCGCCTGCACATGCCGCAACCCTGGAAGTTCTGGAATGACCGCTGCTACCGCACGGTCAAGGCCATGTTCCCGCACGTCAAGATGGAGCGGGCCGGGACGCATCACAACGCACTCGACGACGCCATCTCGCAAGCGAAGCACCTGTGCGCCATGCTGAATCCTCCCACCGACGAGTGCGATACCGAGATCATGGCGCTTCCGCTGAGCAATGAGCATCCCTTCGGGTGCCCTTGTGCGTTGTGCCAGGAGCGGCTGCGATGAACAACAGCGCGCTCTATATCTTCGACCTGGACGGAACGCTAGCAGGCTGCAAGCACCGCAAGCATTTCGTCTCCGATGGGAAGCACGATTGGGCGGCATTCTATGCGGCCTGTGTGGCCGGCACGCCCAACGTCGACGTGATTGACACGATGGAATACCTGCGGCTGGGCGGTGCGGACATTCGTGTCTGGAGCGGCCGCAGCGAGGAAGTTCGAAAGGACACGGAAACCTGGCTCTATGGCAACACCCCACTCGACAGTATCCAGGTTCATCGCGACCTCAAGATGCGCCCGGTAGGCGACTGCACTCCCGACGAAGAGCTCAAGAAGCAGTGGCTCGATGCGCTGGATGACCGAGATCGGGCACGCCTGGTAGCCGTGTTCGACGATCGTGACAAGGTCGTCGCCATGTGGCGCGAGAATGGAGTGACCTGTTTCCAGGTGGCGCCCGGTAACTTCTGAAACAGTCAGTAGAAACACCAAGGGCCTCCGAGCTAAGTTCGGAGGCCCTTGATCTATTCGGAAAGTACTACCAGCGAATGCCGAACTTGCCTCTTATGGCCCACTCGGTCTTAGCGGTAGTGTAGGTCTCTTTCGTAACCTCCACGCCTGTCCTTAAGAACTTCCAGTCGTGATCGACGAAAGCGCCGACGCTCTTTCCGCCACTCGTGTTCAAACCATAGATACCTCCAGCTGCCCATTTCAGCTCCTTCGGTGCGGGACGTTCAGAACCCACGGCGACGTCGGTCGCGGAGACTACCGTGCCGTCCGGAGACTTGACCACGAAGCGGTCGTCTCCAGCCTTCCCCTGTACGAGCTCCCAGTCCAGCGTGGTGGGCGACTGAATGGCGGGCAGTGGGTCGGCCACCCCTGGCTTGAGGTCGGTAGGGGTGGCTACCGGCTTCGGGGCGACGACCACAGAGCCCTGGTGGAGGACCCTGTATCCCGCCGGAACTTCCATGGGCGGTTTAGCCGACGGGTCTACCGTCCGCGCCACCACGAGGCTGCCATCGGGCTGCACGATCGCTGCTGCAGGCTTTTCCGGGGGCATGGGTCGGGAGCGGAACAGCCTGTACCCCGCTCCGAGGCCCATCCCGAAGACCAGCACGAGCGCGACGACCCAGGCCCAGAACTTCGCGAGGAGGGCGCTCAATGCCGCACCAGCTTGATGACGATCAGGATGGCCCACGCCACGGTGCAGAGAACAAGGGCACCGAAGGTGGGGACCATCTTGCCGAAGCTGTCCCAGTCCTCACTGACATGTGAGTTGTGGGCGATCCGGTAGACGCACACCAGCAGAAGAAACAGCAGGAATGAGAGAATACTGATGGCGATATTCACTGTGCACCTCCTTCGTCCTTGGGATCGTCGTGTTCAGAGGTCCGCTTTAAGGCCACGCCCGCGCCGGTGGCGCCAAGAACGACGGCGACGGCGACGGCGAGCTCCTTGGGCGTCGGGACGGGAACCGCAGCGGCCCCGTTCGCGACACCGTGGACGGACTGGTAGAGCTGGTAGAAGTGACTGGAGACCACGGAGAGCAGACCGATCCACCCTCCGTGCTTCACCAGATCATGCGTCTTGTTGTCGTGCTCCGTCACCATCCCACCGATGGTCTTGCGAAGCCAGAGGAATAATTTCTTGATCCATTCGGGCATCTGTACCTCCTGTTGGTTGAAGATCGTAGTAGTCAAGCTCGCCCAGATATGGGTCGGGCAGATAAGGATCAGGCGCGGCCACGGTCAGGGACCGACGACCGGCCAGATGACGAGCTGATTGATACACGCCATTTCGGTGGCCGCGCTGACCTGCCCCTGCATGCGAATGTCGCTCATGGGAGGAATCAGCGGGAAGAGCGCAGGCGTGATCGGAACGGGATTGTTGTTGCTCGAAAGACCACCGAGATCGAAGCCACGGAAGATACCATTGCTTCCGGTGGTCATTCCCACGCGGCACTTGCCGAACTTGGGGGTGGCCGTGACGTCGTTGATGGCGGGTATCATCTGAAGCAACATGCCCTGGTAGCCAGCCGGAATGGTGTAGGCGCAGTTGGAGTCGACGTTGTCGCCCGCGACCGTGAAGTCGAACACCTTCGTGGTCGTGACAGGGACGCCGGCAGCGTAGGTGTTCGTACTGTCGCAGGCGTATAGGTTGCCAATGTTGACGAGGTTGGCGCCTGCGGTGAGTACTTCCATGCCATTCTGCCGCAGCACGTTGCTGACCGCTCCACCCGCGCCGCCATCGATGCTGGCAGCAACGGTGACGGGAGTCGTGCCATTGAGAACGAAGATCGCGTAGTGCGACGCGTAGAGCGCGTCGAGGTAACTGATGAGCAGCGTGGCAGCACCCGGTGCTGCGGACGTCGCGATGGACTCTGCCACGATGGTGCCGGGCGAGGTGCTGAGGGTGTAGGTTGAGCCCACCTGGTTGATGGTGCCCGTTGCCAGCGCGGCGATGTAGGTTCCGGCTGCGACACCGGCAGCGGTGACGGCCTGCCCGATCTGGATAGCGCCGACGGTGGGCGCGACGGTGAGAGTCATCACGTTGGTGGCGAACGACGCAGAGCCGCCCGTAGCCGAGCCAGTGGAAATACCACTGTCGGCCGCACTGTCAGACACGACCGCCATGGCGTAGGCCGCTGTTGGAAGCACACGTACCGGCTGGCCAGCAGCGATGGCAGGATATCCCCAGATATCGGCGAGGTTCGCAGCGGGCATGGCTGCGTTGCGGCCGGTGAGAAGGACGCTCTGCACCGCGTTGTAGGCAAGTGCGTGCTGGTAGTTCGGCGCATTGGCCAGCGCCGCATTGGCTAGGCCGGAGATGGCGAGAGAAATGGGCATGGTTCAGCTCCTTCAAGCAGGAATGAGTGAGGCTCGGCGGAGCCAGGTATTGAGAAATTTGAGGTCGTTCGGATGCGCCGAGGCGATGTTCTGATAGTGGTCATTACTGACGGAGACCAGCGCGTCCATCAGCTTGGTAGGGTCGCAGGCGTTCAGTGCGGCTTCCGTCCCGGGACCATAGTGGCCATCCTCGACGATGCCGGCACCAAGGTGGTTGGCGGCTTTCTGCGCAAGCAAGACACCGCTGGGCAGTCCCATATTGACGTCCATATCGAAGATCTTCGTGGCGCAGGGCTGGTCGTTGATCCCGTCAAATTTCCAGAACCCTATCCGGTAGACCGTGGCGATCTGGTCGTTGGAGAGCGCCCACGTGTCGCTGGGGAACCCGAGCTCCGGATGGCGAGAGTTGAAGTCGGCCAGTGCCGGAGTGGAGATGCCGTTGTTGGTGCGTCCCCCGCTGTCCCCGGGGATGTCGCACTTACCACCATGGGGAAGGTTGGCGCCCTCGTTGTTGAGCACGAAGGGCAGCGCCATCATGAAATCTGCCATATCAACACCCCTCATCACAGAAATTTGGTTTACGGCGGCCCGCGCAGTTCGCGAGGTCGCGCCTAAGGTCGTCCTTGAGCTCCTTCTTCACGTCATTGAGTTCGTCGCGGGTGGCGTAGGAACGTCCGACGGTGACATTAAGATCACTGATCGCCGTACCAATGCTCTTCACGGTCTCATCCATGCGATCCATAGAAAGCTGGAACCTTTCTACGGTGTCCGTGAGCGCACCGTTGAAGCTCTTGCGCGTGTCCTCGAGTGCCTTCTGGTTCGTGCTCTGGTTTTCCTTGACGACCTTCCAGATGTCGTCCTTCTTGCTGACCTCGCGCCGTATGAACCACCAGAGCGCGCTCAGGAGTACAGCGAGCACGCCACGGTACACCCAGACCTCAAAACTAATTCCTTCCATCTTCGTGCTCCTTTGTTTGAAATTGTCGTGGATCAAGCGTGGCTGCGAACTGTTCTTCCAAGGCGCGCGACGCGCGTAATCTGTCGAGCATCCTCTTCTGTATTTTCTCTTCCCTTGTTTCTGGTGATTTGATCGAGTGCTCTCGGGCCTTGGACATATTTGTTACCTGTGCTAGTGTTATCAGCTGTGGTGGTTCGATATCGGGAGTAGGTGGTCTTTATCCAGACGCTAACAATATTTCCTGTGTGCGGCGTCGTAATGCACCTATAATTAATAGAGGCGCCACAGCTGTCTGCGTGCGCCCGAACGAGGAGCTAAACCATGCGCACCCAATTCCTGTTGTCATTACTGCTGCTATCCACCGGCTGTGTCGGGCAGCACGGCACAGAGATGCCAAGCCCACAGAAAGCCCCTGTCATCGGCGTGACCGGCACTGGACCGACGCCGGTGTACATCTTGGCAGGGCAGTCCAACGCAGCGGGAGCGGGCCAAGTTTGTGAGTTGGACACCGAGCAAGCTAACCCGCCGTTGGACAGTTACCTCTACGACGGTGGAACCTGCGCGCCTGATGTTCTTGGGCACTGGACACCTATCACAACCGGTCTCGGGTGCAACCACTCCTACATCGGACCTGAACTTGGTTTCGCGAAGTCTACGCCAGGACCGGTGTATCTTATCAAGTGCGCCGTGCCAAGCACTAGCATGGACACTTTCTGGCGGTCCCCGTCTGCCGGCGGGGCATTTCCCGGCTATGTCGCGCTTCTCAAGACTATCAAAGCCGGGCTTTCTGACGCCCAGATCTCCGGAGGTTTTCACCTCGCGGGCCTTCTGTGGCTCCAGGGTGAGTCAGATGCAATTGCGGGGGGTGCGGCCGCTGCGCAGTATCATCAGAGGTTGGCGGCCTTCATCGAAGACCTTCGACATGACGTGGGAGTACCCGCCCTTCCAGTGGTTATTGCCCAAATCCACCGTTACGTCGGCGAGGGATGTGGACAGCAGGTCCAAGATGCTGAGACTGCCGTTGCGACCGAGGTCCCACACGTCGTTATTTTCTCGACCGATGATCTCACCCTTGGGCAGGGGCCAGACGAGGGAGGACAGGCTGAGTACGAAATCGGATGCCGATTCGCAGCAGCGATGCAGTCACTTACCAATCCGGTCCCGTAGGTATTTGAGTCTCTTCCTCATGGCCATGCCGGGTGCTCCGGAACGGACCCTGCGGCCCGGCCCGAGATCACATCGCGCAGCTGCTGCCGGTAGGTCACCCACGCGGCGGGGAGCGGCGCGCTCGTCTCATAGCAGCGCAGCACCTGGATGTCGCTCTTATCCAGCGCCGCTTGGGCTGCGGCGATGATCGCCGCCGGGGAGGCTGAGGCGCGTGCAGTAGCTGTTGCCCGAATCTCTTCTGCCTCCGCATCGGTGATCAGGACGCTCCCCTCCGGGAGGAGGTATTCGAAGGCGTCATCATCGAGAAAATGCAGATTATTCTGGGGATCCTTGAAAAAGCTCATGTGATTTTCTCCTTATCGCAGTTCAAACCAAGTGGTCAGCGTCTGGCCAGCGATGACCGAATAGGACGTTCCCGGTGGCACGATGAACCCCCCACCTGAGGCTGTCCCGTAACCGTTTATATTGCCTGCCGTGACACCGTTTATGGTGAATGTCACAGTGGTGTTGACACTGTTGCTCCAGCTCGGGTAGACGAAAATCGGGCGTGAGGTAGTGTTGTAATATGTAGTGCTAAATGCACGGCTACCGGTGACGTTTTGCCAAGTTTGGCCCATACCGAGCGACTGCATGGCAACCATCGCCTGACCGCCCTCTCCCTGGACCAGGGAAGGCGCGGTGGCCCAGGTGCCCGCGGTGGCCTGGGTGGAGGTGATGTACCCGACGACCCGGAAGGGCACAGACGTGAGACTCGCTGCCGAATAGACCGTGGTGGCAGAGGTGGCGCCGGCGGAAATGGCCGTGCTGCTGATGAGGGTGGTCTCGTCCAGGTTCACGCCGCCGGCGAGATTCACCACGGCCAGAGCGACCACGCCCGCGTTGTTGAGAGCGAGGACTGCGATGGAGCTCTGCTGCCCGCTGACGGTGCCGAGCGTCGCACCGGAGGGCACGACCAGGGAGAGTGCGGAGCCGTTGGAAAGGTTGGTGACGGAGCCGAGACCGAGCGTCGCGGACCGGAAGGTCAGGGTGGTTGGGCTTAGCCCGACGGTCAGGGTATTGGAACCGACCGTTCCGGTGACGCTCTGGATCTGGCCACCGATGCCAGTGAGCCCCGCCCCTGAGCCATTAAACTGGCTGGCCGTCACCTGGCCCGCGAAAGACCAGTTGTTCGTGCCGGTGAGCAGGCCCACCGCGACCGCGCCGCCAGGGGTCAAGACCGAGAAATCGTAGGTGCCGCCCGCCTTGGCCCAGGCAGTGAGGCCATCTGCTGCATGGAGGTAGACCGAGCCTGCTGCGAACCCGGCGACCGCAGTCCCGACCTGGAGGGCCTGCCCGGTGAGTGCCCCGTTGGCATCGCGCATGGCGAAGGTGTTCGCGGTCCCGGGGATGGCCCCGTTGCCGCCGGAATAGACCCACCCGGCCGATCCGTTGGCAAGCTGGGTGGTGGTGAGAGTGTTGGGGTCGGTGCTGTTGTTGGCGGTGAGGCAGACCACCGAAGCGAGGCCGGTGTTCAGCTGTACCTCCATGCCGGGCTGATACCCACCGATGGATGCTGCCAGAGTGGCGTTGAATGGGAACTGACCACCGGCGTTGACCCACGCCTGGAAAGAAGTGATCAGGGCAAGTGCACCGTTGAAGTCGGCGCCTGCCGGCGGTACACCGCCAGCCAGTGGACTGGTCATGTCAATGATCGGGAACCCATCGTAGAGTGAGGCGTTGGGGGAGAGCGTCGCTCCTGCCGCCAGCACACCGGACGTGACCGTTCCAAGGGTGTTAAACAGCCCCTTGTTAGGTCCTGAGCCGGAGCCCCAGGCCGCCGGGATTAGAGTTGGGAAAGTGAGGGTCATGTCTGGCTCCTAGTAAGCGATGGGCAGGTAGTTGCCGGAAAAGAAAGGTCCGTAGCTGAGCGGCTGGCTGGTGCTTCCGGCCTCCCGGAATCCCAGAAATGTGTTCGGCGACCACCCAGTCAGAATCCACGCCCGCACGCCGCAAGGGCGCGCCAGGGCACTGGACTGGGTCAGTATGTAGAGGTTGACCAGCGAGAGCGTGTTCTCGAAGACTATCTGCAGCCGCATCCCGCCCATGTCCACGGCGTAGCAACGCGGACCGAACAAATTACGCAACTGCTGGTTGATGGCCTGCGCCGAACACAGGCTTATGTTGGACAGCGCCTTGGTGAGTATGAGGGAGCGAAAAGCGTCGTCCGACAGCCGGAAGTTCGTACCGCTGAGGGAGCCGTCCCACAGCGGGGCGGAGCCGCCAGGGCCAAGCGGCGAGCCTGCCGCAGACTCCCGCAGGTACATCGCGGACATACTGCTGGGGAGGGTGATGGTCCGTTGCACGCCGACGATCCGGCCCCAGACGTCCAGGCCGTAGCCTTGCGCGGTAACTACGTTGCGGACTTGGTTGTAAAAATTGTTTAGGTTCGCCGTGGGATCGATGCAGGTGTTCATGTTGGTCACCAGCGCCAGCAGAACTGGGCTGTTAGCATACTGCGCGAGGATGGTACTCTCAAGGTCGATCACGCGAGCACCAGCGAGATATTCCCGAGACTGGGAATCTGGTTTACCTGCATCGCCTGCGAGTAGGCTGTCGGAGACCCGGAGCCCACCAGCACGTTGAGGACCGTCACCCCTGCCGGCAGGATTCCGAGTATTGTCTGGTAGAACCGCGAGCCATAGACCGTCGCGCCGACCTGCGCCACCGGGGCTCCGCCGTCGGCACCGGAGAACGCGGTGGCCAGCCCGGTGCTGGCCTGGAGCAGGGCCAGCGCGTTGCTGGGCGGATTGCTCACCTGGGCCAGGGTGACCTGGATATTCACCGGCACAGCGACGGCCACCGTGTAGACGACGTTATACGTAGGCTGCGGTGCCGCGTAAGCGGCATCCGCGACGACCACAACGGAGGCGGACCAGGCGGCGATCCCAGTAATCGTGGCCAAGGGTGCCCCGCTAAGGGTCCAGGCGGTGCCGCTGCCGCTGACGATGGTGACGGCAGCCCCGGCAGCAGTGACGTAAGGGACGCCCGCGCTGGTCAGCAAGGTCTGTCCGACAGCCACCACTCCAGAACTTACGGAGTTCACCGTAAGGGCAGTGCCGGTGACACTGGCATTGAAGATTGCGCTGGGAGCGTAACTGCATCCTTGGCTTTTCTTCGTCCAGATGGCGCTGGCGATCGCGGCTGGATTGCCACCGGAGACTGCCACGTAGAGGCTGTTTGGCGGTAGGGTGACCCCACCAGAGGTCACTGTGGCGTTGGTCGGGTTCTCAGAGACGTAGGCGGAGGCAGGAACCTGCGGAGGTACCAGGGAGGAACCAGAGGCCAGCACGGCGCCACGGACTGCGGCACTACTCTGGCTGGCATTTGCCGCAACCGAGGCGGAACGGCGGGCCTCGAACTCCTGACTGCTCTCGACGGACTGTCCCAGCGTAGTCTGCGTGGCTCCAGTGATACCGTCCCACCCTGGAATGGTTTGGAAGATGGCCAACTGGCCGGCGAGTGCGATCGGGCCGGTGGCAATGTTAACGAACGTCATCGGAAGAGACCCTGAGGCTCCGATCGTGCCGCCCGCGCACGCGTACTGGTTTCCGGCTGCGTCCTGCGCCACGGGCACGCTCGCGGGGATCACCGTGCCGGGCAGCCCCGCACACGTGGCCTGCACAGTAGTGCCCAGCGCGGGGAACCGATTCATGAAATAGATATTTCCTAGCGCGTCCTGGTAGAGCCCCTGCGCGTACTGCGGATCTACCTGCGCCGAGAGCGCGAGGAACTGGGAATAGCAGTCAGCGATGATGGCGGTTAGGCTGGTAGCCAGCTGCCCCTGCGGTGTGGTAAGGCTGGCCGTGTCCGCGATATTCAGGTTAAGGCCACCCCCGAAAGCTGCCTGCATGTCGGCAATGACGCCGGCAAGAATTTCTGACTCGGTGGGCATAACAAAGCCATTCGCAGAAAGATACGGAATTGGAACATTTGTCGTGGGGTTTGCCATCATCTTCTCCTAGAAAGTCACGCCGATGGCTTGACCAGTTGTATCAATCACCTCGACCCTGCCGCTCAACACACGATTGACGAAGCTGTCTATCATCACTTTTGCGGAAACGACACCTGGAACTTGAAGAGCCGCGTTCTGCAAAAGAGTGCTTGCGATCGAGGCGGAGAAAGGTTGGCCAAATATCTGCGAGAAGTACGGAACGCCGATAGTCGTGTCGTAGTAGACCTCCCCAAGGAAGGTTTCGATGGCTGAGGCGACGTCTTGGGCAATGGCGGCGGCACCTGTCGCAACCGACAAATTTCCACTGCTATCAAGAGTAAGATCCCAGGGATAAGCGGAGCTAGGCGAGCCAAGGGCAAGTGTGTTCATTTCGTCTCCTAGTTGCTCGGCGGCGCGGTGATGGCTCCGCCGCTTTGAACGCCCGCGTGGGTGTGCGCGGTAAGCGTATGCCCACCGGAAGAGATCTCCTTCGTGGAGACGATTGGGACATTCACGTTGAGCTGGCCGCTGCCACCCGCACCGGACATGGTTCCGCTGAGCTGCATACTTGCGTCAGCCAAGAGCAGACCTTTAACCTCGGCCTGCGCATCGAACGTGGCGTTGCCAGTTACTTCAAGAGTGCCAACGATCTTGGTGGGACCAGTTAGAACAATGCCTGAGCTAGTCAGCACAGCCGTGATACCGCCGACCGCGACCTCAATCTGTGACTCATTGACCTGGATATAGTTCGTCGGGACGACAGCAGACATCCACCCACCGAAGTAGACCCCGTCCGCCATATCAAAGCGCCGTGCCGAGGCCGGGCCTGCCGGCTGCCCCTGCGAAGCCTTGACCGACGATATATCTTTGTCACAGAAGACGACGAGACCGACGTCACCAACAACGGGGTCCACCAGGATGGCTGCGGTCCCCGCCTGAAGGCGGAAGTAGGGAAGATCAAAGATTGTGGTCGCGGGCCAGATGGCGCCGCTCCCATCAACCTGCCCCACCAGCGGAAGGACGTCCACGGTGCCGACGGCCTGAGAGGTATTGTTCGGAGCCGGGTTCACCGCAACAACCTGCGCCAAGGTGGCGATATTGAACTTACCGGTCAGCATGCGGACCACAAACTCCAGCTGGTTGAACTCACTGTTTCCAGTCGCGAGTTCTTTTTGCCCAAAAAATCCGTCGTTAGTTCCACCCATGTCACTCACCTACCCAGGAAGCATTAATCTCTGTAAGCCATGGACCGCCGGCATGCAGCGCGGAGAGGTGGTGCTTGAGGCCGTTGACCCGCCAGACACCGCAGGCCACCTGCACGACCGACTGGACCTTGATGCTCCCGCCGAGCGTGATGCCAGGATTATAGAGGCACTCGACCTTGATACCCTCCTTGTCGAAGGCTGGGCACTCCTTCATGCCACTCTGTGCCGAAAGAAGGGGAACGACCGAGCCGCCACGAACTGTGCCGCGTGGCGCGATGAAGAGTACGCCGTTGTCGACGCCGAACTCAATGTTAGCAGCTGCCGCAAGTGCGGCGGCCTGCTGCATAGCGGTGCCGTTCAGGTAAGGGCTGTGGATCTGCGCCGTGACGCCGGTATTCTCGAAAGCGTATCCCATCTGCTTTGCGAGTGCGCTCATCACCGTCGCGACAGAGACGCCACCCTTGTAGCTCTTCGGAGCGCAAGGCGCGATGGCCGGGTAGTAGCCTTCGGTGGCCTCGATGGAGAAGACGAGATTCGGTGGCGTCTTGTAGTTGGCGAAAGCGCCAACGATCTCGCCCTGGAAAGCCGTGGCCATACCGTTCTCGTCACCAGCCAGCACCTGCACGTAGTTCTTCTTCACCGCCAGGGCCTTGAAGCTCACGGTGGTGAGTTTGTTCATGTCGGTTTCAAGCATGCCGAAGATCTTGATCTTGGCGGTATTCTTCGATGGGTGGCCAGACTTGTCGATCGTACATTCCGTGCGCAATCCGGTGAGGCTGACGCTGTTCGCGCCGTTGGCAAAGGTGCCAGACGCCAGCGTGATGTTGACGGTCAGAATCTTCTGGGTGAACGAGGTGTTGGTCATTTCTGGTGCAGGCTGAGAGTGCAGTTCTGGTTGTTGAGGATGACCGTGAGCTGCTGCGAGTAGACGTCCTGCAGCGGAACTTGAAACTGCCCACCGGTCGGCGAGGTGTAGAGAAGAATGAAGCGCGTTCCCAGCCCAGGGGAGACTGGGTCACCGGAACCCTGTGAGTCGTAGAAGCAGAGCCAGCCCTGGAAACCCAAGTAGGGATAGTTACAGATTGGTGTCACATCCAGACAAACCTGCCCGGTGTACACCGTAACGCCGTTGACGACGAGATCGCAGTAGAGGCTCACGCGTGCGCCCCCAATTTCGCCGGGTCAATCCCCATGTTCTTGGCCATCGCCGCGTTCTGCTGCTCGATGGGGAGCGGGTCGGGCGGCTGGCTCGTCTGCGCCTTTCCGTTGTTCTTGGCGTCTGCGGCGGACTTTTTCTTGGGGCTGGGGAGCTTGACGGTGGTGTACTGTGCGCTGACCTGGATGACCTGCATCAGCGTCAGCTCCACCGTAACCATCCCGCGACCCTTGGGGCCGGAGCGCGTGTAGTCGTATTTTTCCAGCGTCACGCCGAGGTAGTTGATTTCCGGAGTGTAGACGTTGTAGATATCCGTAGATCGCACCGCAGCGTACAGGGCGCCCAGCAGTGCTGCCACTCTTGTCTGCCCACCTACAGACAGCTTCACCTTCGGCTGGTAGGGGTGGGTGACTTTGTTGAAGGACGCGAACGCACCCTGCTCGACGGGAAAGTCGCTGACCTTGGCGGAGTCGCCGAATTTAAAATCGACGCAGGTGTCAACATCAAAAACCGGGTTGCCGCCAATGCCGTAGACACCCCACATGTCATCGAACGCAGGGGTCACTGAGTTCATCTGCTGCACGGCGGGGTCCGTGCCAGGGTTCTTCCACGGCTGAGGGTTTTCCTGCTGCATCGGTGGGTCACTCAGCCCGAACGGAAGCTGTGGTGTGTTGAATGGAAGGTAGAGCGGCATCAGACCATCCCTCCGTCAGCGTGATCGACCAAGCTGCGCGATCTGACCGCGCCGCCGATGTCCTTCGCGATGCCTTGGGCGTCCGTGGCCTGGGTCTGCACGTTGATCTGTCCGATGTGAGTCTCGCGGTTGGACTGGTTCGTGGTGTTGCGACTGATCGCGGCCTGTTGGGCCTGCCCCTGCTGCGCCAGCACAGTATGAATGGAGGGCGTGGAGGCCGACGCAGGTGCCCCGGCGCCACCCGATACCGCCACAGCTGCGGTCACGATGGCCTTCCCGAACATGCTCGCGACCTTGGTGACCATGCCGACGATCTTCGAGATCTTTTCCTCGATCCAGCGAAGTGGCTCCGTCGCCGCTTCCTTGAGCCCAGCCCACATTGCCTTGCCGGCTGTCAGCAGCTTACCAAAGAGCCCGATGATGAGCGTGACCTGGGAAAGAATGATGAACAGTATGATCATCCATGCCATGTGCAGCGCCGCCTTGCAGTGCTCCCACAGCGAGTGCCAGGACTCCTTGATCTTGTCGCCGTTCCACGTGAAGATCCCCACGAAAACATTGACCGCATCAGTAGCTGCGGAAAAGACATCCTTGATCACGTCCCAGATGGCCAGGAAGACCGTCAGCACGTAGTTCCTGATCCACCCGAAGACGCTACCAACGACATTCCGGAAACCTTCGAAATGATTGTAGAGCTTGACGATTCCGCCGATGAGCAGCGCGATGAGTGGGATGAGAAGGATGAGTCCGCCCGTGGCAGCCACCCAGGCCAGCGCGGCGGAGGCACCCATGATGAGAAACTGCGCACCCGCCAGCAGCGAGGCCACGCCAGAGGCGACCCAGCCCGCCACGGTCAATTCCGCAGCCACCGCAGCATGCACGCCGATGGGGATAAACGCGAGGGCGATAGCGCTGAGAATCCCAAGGATAAGCGGCTTGTGGGCATTCATCGTCATGGCCAATGACGTCATCTTGTCGGCGGCCCAGCCCATGACCGGAATCAGCATGTTGGCGAACGCCTCGAAGAGCTTCGAGACCGCGATCTTCATGGTGTTCATGGACTCTTCGACCTTCTCAGCGGCAGCCGCGTCCTCTTCGCGGACGACGCCGAGCGCCTTGGACTTGGCCATCAGCTCCTCGTACTCCGCGCCCTGCTTATGCAAGATGCGGATCATGGCCTCGCCCTGTAGCCCCATCTTTCTGCCCAGCGTCATAGCCTCCTGGAGGGAGAGCTTGCCACTGGAGAACTTTTCGTGTATCTGATCCAGGACGTCGGTGGTCTCGACATGCATCCCCTTACCGAGGCCCTGGATGCCAGCAGCCTGGAATGCTACCAGTGCGCGCCTGGCACGCGGCAGTCCCTTCCCGATGTCGACCAGGTTTCCGCCCAGTCCCTTGAGGCTGGCGTTGAACTCCTCGGCCGAGCCACCCGCTATCTTAACAGCGCTCTGCCACTTGCTGATCTCTTCCGTGGCCATCCCCGTCTGTTCTTTCAGATGGAACATCTCGGTTCGAGACTTGATGGTGGACTCGGTGAAGGCGACGAGCGCCCCCACTGAGGCCATGATTCCGAAAAACTCAATCGCATGCTCTTTGAGCTTGTCAAAGAATTCTGCGCCGCGCTCGCCCTGCTTCTTGAGCTCCTCGGCTGTCTCCTTTGCCTTCTCTTTGGTCTCCTCCAGATCGTGCTTCGTCTGTTCGGCCCCGGCCTTGAACTCGCGAGAGTCAAGACCAAGCGTTACCAGAAGAGCATCAACAATTGTCGGCATTGTTCACCTAGTCGGGTTGATTGAGAAGTTGTGCGTTGTGGTTGTCTACCAGTAGAACTTCGAGCATGTCCCACGCGTCCTCGGTACTGTAGACCGAACCAAGCTCATGGAGCGTGGCGTAGCGTGCGCCGACCAGCACTCCGATGAGGTGAGGGACGTTTACGTATCGCTCGAGTCGGTGCCGGTTTTCGTCGCCACCAAGGTCCGCAAGTTCGAGAGCTTGGCGGCGAGCGAAAAACCGAGGTGCAGCTCGAGCAGCTCCTTCCGGATATTGAGAAGGGTGGTGACCTCCTCGATCATGTTGGGAAGGAGCAGCATGGGCTCGACGTTCTTCGCGGGCGGGATGAACCGCACGCAGGACATCATCTCGTCCAGAAGTGGCTCGGCCAGATCCCAGGGGATTGCCCCGAACGCTTTGATACCCACCGCAGCGACTCCGGCAAGACCCGCGCTGGCGGCATTTTCCGGTAGCTCGATCCCGCTCTTCAGCAGGGCCAGCAAAGCACGCGCGGCCCACTTCTCGGCCTGCACGGCAGACATCTCGGTCAGAAGAAAACGCTTGCCCTTGTCCCGGTTTTCCGGGTCCTCTGATACGACGGTGAAGATCTTCGTTCTTCGCATGGTTACATGCTCGCTTTCGTGACGGACTCGAAGGTGATGTCGTACTCCTGTGCCTGGAGCAGCTTCTTGGCGTCAGGCATCATCTTGTAGCTGGTGAGCGCGCCGTTGACGCACACGTACTTGCTGCCGTTGCCGGGCATGGTGATAATGGCAGAGCAGAAGAAGGCGTCGTGCGCCACGACCTGTGCCGCGTACCAGGCGTCGAAGTAGGCGACGCTCGGGCTGTCAGGGCTGAGCTTGATCTTCATCTTGATGGGGTGGAACGCGAAGCCGATGGAGAGCTTTCCATCCACGCCCATGGAGACTTCGGTGGCGCTCTGTGCGTCGGCGGTGAACATGTCGTCGGCGGCGAAACCCTGAAGCACGATGGGTGCGGGAAAGAGTGCCGTAATCGTGAGGATGAAGCTCGCGTTGGCTGAGGTGATCGTCTTTGCCATGTCTGTCTCCTTACTTCAGTTCGGTTTCGGCGGCCTTGACGACGGCCTGTGCGGTGTCTTTGGCCGCCGAAACACGCCCGAGCAGGCTGTCCAGACGATCCTTTGCTTTCAGCTCTTCCGCCTTGGCCGACGCCGCGATGGAAGTCGCCTCGGCGATGGCCCGGTTGCCGTAGACGCGGTCAACCACGGCTCCGACTATGAATGCGACGAATACGATTAGGATGTTCATTTCTTCTCCTTTACTGGATGTCGATGGACGCGAGGTTCAGCTGGTTGACGGAGCCGCCGTCCATATACCACAACGAGCACGGCGGGGTGGTACGGTTGTTGCGAGAGGTGCCGGATGCTGGTAGAACCTGAAGGTAGTACCCGCGCGTCGCGAGAACCTGGTCGATGGCGACGCCAGCGGCCGAGTTCACCTGGGCGATCTGCGTGGAAGTGAGCGGCACGCCGATATTGATAACGCCCGCGTTGAGCGCCTGCGCGATGACGCCGCTACAAGCGGCCTCGATCATCGCATAGCCAGCGTTGTTGTACGGGACGGCGGGCGTGCTGGTGAACATGGTCATCAGGGCCAGCTGCAGAGCGCTGTTGAGCCAGATGGCGTTCACGTAGCTGTCGGCCCAGCTGAAGGTCCCGCTGATCTGACCGTTGTAGAAGACGTTGAACCCCTGGTTCGCCGTGGCGTAGGCACCATAGAAGTTGTAGCCATTGGCCAGCGCGTTGGCTGCAGAGGTGGGGTCGGTGACTGCCGGGGTGATGCCGCTGCCGGACTTGAAGGCCAGGCTGATGCGGCCGTTGGTCTGGCCGAAGTTCGCGCTGGCGAACGCGCCCATGGCGAACGCGGCCGCGAGCGGGTCCTGGTAGACCGAGATGGTGCCGCCGAGGCTGTTGGTCTTCGTGTACTGCCCGATGCAGGTGGCCGAGGGCGAGCTGGTGACAATCGTGGCGTCGGTGTCGTAGCAGACGTACGCGAACTGGCCGCCCGTCCCGGAGGTCCACGTGGCGAACGCGGCCTTGTCTGAAGCGACCGGTTCGAAACAGGTGCCGAAGGTGGCCCAGTTCTGGAACGCCAGGATGATGTTGGCCATCGCGGTAGCGGGGGACATGGCAGCAGCGGTGCCCTGGCTCAGCACACCTGCCGAAGGAGCGTCGAGACCAAGCAGCGAAGCTGCGGTGCCGGTGGCGTACCCGATTGCGGACGTGCCGGCGATAAGCGGCGCGTTGACGACGAAGGCGTTGAAGTTGCTGTTCCAGGTGATCGTGGTTCCGACTGCGTTGCCGGTGAAGGTGAACAGCGCGGTGAGCGCGGTGGCCGCCGCAGAGGGAGACGGGGCACCCGAGAAGGCAGCCGCCACAGCCGCTGCCGTGAACGGCAGGCCGGCAACCGTAAGGGTAAGGCTCCCAGTAACTGCCTGGAGGACGCTGGTCGCGAGCATCCCGGGCTTGGCAAGGCCACGCAGGAACCCAG